TGTTGATAAACTTGACGATAATATCTACTACCGCGGTAACGAGGGGTCCAAGATTATCTCTCAGACCATGAAGTAAGGCAAGAAGAAGGTTGAATCCTGCTTGGATGATCTTTGACTCGTTATTATGAATAACAGTTATTGCGGCATTCAAGATAACTTGGAAAGCCTCCATGAGCTTCGGCATGATCTTGATAACCGCATCTACAAGACTGTTGAGAATCTTGACGATGGCATCAACGAACTTCGGAGCAACAGCAGCAAGCTGGTTGGCAATCTCAAGAGCACCTTGGATAGTCTTCTGGGCAACCTCCGGAATCTTCTCGGCGAGCTGCATGAGAGCTCCGATAAGAACCGCAATAGCAGCTGAGCCTGATGCGGCGATTGCAGCTAGGCCAATACCAATTCCGGCAACACCTACTCCAGCTAGAGCTAGACCACCACCGATTAGAATCAGCGCAGCTCCAAGACCTAGCAAAGAAGGAATAACCGGTGTAAGGACGGCCCCAGCAATGCCAATAATTGTCAGTCCAGCAGCCAATGAGATCAAGCCCTTTGCAATCTCAGTCCACGACTGCTTTCCAAGAGCTACCATTGCAGGAGCAAGAAGTGCTAGACCTGCTGCGGCAATACCCAATGCAGCGGCGCCAGCCAGTGTTCCCGACATTGCATACAAAGCCACAGCTAGGATTGTCAGAGAACCGGCAAGACCAACCAAGCCCTTTGCCAATTCTGTCCAACTCATTCCAGCGAAACTTTGAACTGCTGCGGCAATCTTTCCTAGAGAAACTGAGACCAATAGAAGTCCTGCTGCAGTAAGAAGAATGTTTCCAGGCATAAGTTGCATAGCACCGGCGATAATGACCAGAGACCCTGCAACACCGGCCAAGCCATGGCCCATTGTCCGCCAGTCCATACCACCAAACTGGGCTACGGCGCTGGCCAAGATCTTCAAACCTACGGCAATGGCAATTAGACCTGCGCCTTGTGCCACCATCCCAGTCGGCATAGCTCGAGCAGCGCCAGCCATAATAACTAGACCGCCGCCAATTGCGATCATTCCCTTACCGATCTCAGTCCAGCTCATCCCACCGAAATCAGCCATAGCACTGGCCAAGATCTTCAGAGCGACAGCAATACCCATGAGCCCGATACCAGCTCGAATCATTCCGGCTGAATTGGCCGACAAAGTCTTGGATGCTAGAGTCAAACCACCTATAAGACCAGAAACAGCAGTAAGACCCTTGATCATGTCGCCCCAGCTGAGTCTACTGAGCGCAATTACCGCAATTGCAAGAATATCAATGGCCCCAGCGAACAAGATCATTGCACCGGCGATGAATGGCATCTTGATGAACCCGCCGGACTTACCGATCTTATCCATGATCGCCATGGCACCGAGGAGCTCACCCATTGCAATAGCTATTCCAGCAAGAGCTGAGTTGAGCCGTTTCGGATCGACGAATGACAATGCTACAATCGACAAAGCCAAGATACCAATAGCAATCGCAATCTTCTGAAGTGTATCTGCCTTGATATTGTTCTGCATGGCTACCATCGAGCCTTGCAAAGCTTTGAACGATCCGGAAATGCTTTGGAGAATCCCTCCACCGAATCCCTTACTAACCTGCTCAAGGAAACTGCCTTTACCAAAGAAGTTCTTGAGCATCACGACGAGTCCGGCGAACAGACCCGTTCGGATAGCCGCAAAGACTGATTCCCAGTTAATGCTCGAGAGCGCCTGGCCAAGATTGGGGCCGATGGTAGCCAGCCCTTGACTAAGAGCGTCGAATACTGACTTTAGAATCCCTTGTCCAGATTTGAGATTATCGATGAATCTTCCCCAAGCTGCTCCAACAGCATCCAGAACCTTCCCCAATCCCGACATTTGTCCAGAAATTCCCCCGGAGTCAACTCCGCTGAACAAATCAGCAAGTGCTCCGGCTAATTTCTGAATCAATTTTATAGGTGCGGCGAGAGCAGTACCGAGACCTACGAAGAAAGTATGAAGTCCGTCGCCCTTCTTGAGTGCCTCGTCGATCTTGACAAGGAAATCTCCGATAGTTCCAGTGAACTCGAGAAATCCACCACTACCGTCATGCACTGCGCCAAAGAGCTGCCCGAAGACTGTGAATATACCGCCAATTAACTGTTTCCCAATGTCCAAAACGGCAAAAAGGCCTCTAAATGTTCGCTTGAGATTGTCGATCGTGTCTTGACTAGGCTTGAGCGCTTTCGCGAAGTTCTGGAACTGAAGCGTCAGATCGAAAAGGTTCTTTCCTGTGATAGGCGGGAAAATATCGCGGAATGCATCCTTGATCGGAGCAATAGCTAGGCCTAGATTGTGGAAAGCTACTTTAATAGAATCAATCAGTACTGTTCGTCCACCCAGAGCAGCCCAATCGGCCAATACCTTATTGCGAGCATTGGCGTTTGTATTGATGAATCCGTTGATCGTATTCGAGAGAGCAGTGAAAGTCTTCTTTGCCTGAGTAAAGTTACCGAATATGATTTGGAAAGTTTGAGCCCAGCCGGAACCTGCTGTTTCCTTTGCCACATCGAAGACTTGTGCTATGGTCTTGACTTCTGTTGCAGCATGTTGAGCCGTCTTGGCAGTCTGCTGAATTGCCTTGATCTGAGCGTCGTTGAATCCCTGAGCTTTGAGTTGGGCATTCGATAGATCGCCCGTAAACTGCTGTAGAGTCTTTGTCAGGACGTCCGAAGTCAGCCAGGAAGCTTTACCAGGTGTCGACAACGATTGCCGGAATGCCTCTCCATTAATAGAGACATTCTTCATTGGTCCTGTAAGCTTGACTGCACCATCCTTCAGTTTACCCATCGATTCGGCTGTCGTAGCCAAAGCGCGCTGGAATACAGTACCACCCATACCAGCGTTGACAACCGAGTTCCAGTCCTGAAGCTTGACCGATCCTGCAGCAATAGCCTGAGACATCTGATACATTGCCGTTGAGGCTTGATCAGCGTTCGATCCGGAAAGTGCAGCCAGGTTGGCGATACCTTTGATTGAGGCGGTTGACGTCTTCAGATCAACACCGGCAGCTGTGAAGGTACCGATGTTCTTGGCCATCTGGCTGAAGTTGTAGATCGTCTTGTCCGAATACTTATTCAGGTCGAGAAGAGCGGCATTTACGTCTGTGAGAGTCGCTCCTGAAGCCTGAGTGTTCGCCAAGATTGTCTGAATAGCGTTCAGATTTGTCGAATACTCCTGGAAACCGGCTTTGATCGGCGCAATGGTGAACGACTTAGCAAATCGAGCACCAGCAGAAACAGCTTGTGATGCAATATTAGCGAAAACAGCAACTGCAGCAAGACGAAGAGCACCCAGACGACTTTTGATGTCATCGACAGCATTACCAATATGACCAAGGTCTACTCTCTTACCTGCAGCGTTGATATCGTCCAAACCTTTTCCCGCATTGGGAAAATGAAGAGCAGCTTTTAACTTGTCGAGAGCACTAATAGCACTACTAACACCAGATTCGAACTTACTCGACTCGAAACTCATTGCTACAACTTTGTCATCAATAGTCGGCACTAGACCTTGGTCACCTCCTTCCACTCTTCATTGACCATCTGGTCAAATATAGGTCTTATTGCTGGATTGATATAGTCTCGACCTTGGATATATCCACCAGTTCCCGTGCCATGACCATATTGGAGAATGACTGCAATATTCACGCCTTGATTGACATGACGATTGTGCCAACGAACAGAGTAATATCCACGTCGTTGCTCAATCGTATAGTACCAAGAGGCTGCGGTCTCACCTGACTCAGTGGGAGTAGCATTGGAAAGCGCATTGACACCTATCGATCCGAATCGACCTAGGGTGGCAAACAGATCTTGTTTACTCAATTTCGACAAATATCGCTCGGTATTCTTAAACGATCCTTTCTCAGTAAAAGTAATCATGATTATTCCGCGGTAAGACGAAGGACTACAGTACCAGGATCTCCTACTTGACGAGCACTCTTGGATTGCCCATACACAACAGGCAACCCATTCACTGGAGCTGCTTTAGCTCCGCTGGCTCCTCCAGGAATAATATTGAGGGATCCAGTGACGGAATCATTTTTAGGGGTATCTCCTGGTCCGTAAACCGATGTATCTCCCGGGTTATAAGAACCTCTTCCCCCAGCAGTAGCCGCATTACAAGTGGTAGCCCCTCCATATTTACCAACTCCACCGGCACCTCCACCTCCACCTTTACCAATATTTTGGAAGAAAGTGCCATCAGCTCCAACAGTACCCGCTGTGCCCGGACCTGTCGCCGTAGGAGTTCCCGCTGTTCCACCGAGACCACCTCCGCCAGCGTTAATACGATTTCCTATCCCTCCATCTCCACCGTCAGCCAATGTCGCAGAGGTTAGAGAATTTGTCTGGACTCGTTTTCCGCCTTTTCCTCCTGAGGCTCGACAGGTTGGGTCGTTGAAAGAAGAAGCTCCGCCATCCCCTCCATTAGTAGTGGAAGCAGGACTAGACGAATGCTCCGTTCCCAACGCTCCTCCGACACCGACGACAACTGGACAGGTTGCAGGCAAAGCTGATAGGAGGCCGCGAACTCGATGGTAACCTCCTCCTCCCCCCGCTCCACCGTAACTTCGGACGAGAGTTCCCGAATTTGCGGTATCAATACCTCCACCCATACCACCTCCAGCTCCGATGCAAATCACGTCGAAGTGTGTATAGCCGAGATCGATATACTGCTGTGGAGTGAAAATCTGATTAGAGTTGAACTTGATGACTAGAGGATCAGGTTGGACCAAACTACCTGAGAGTTCCAGTCTCATGACTAACCACTCAGACAGATAATATACGGAACGAAAACAGTCGGCTGAACATTCTCATGAGCTCCGCCGCTACCATTGGCCGCAATTGAGGCCGCAATGCCCGTAGGAGCACTGTAGATACCGATATTAGTAGCGGCACCGTTGATCGTGATACCGGTAACCGCATTGTTAGGCGTCATCGCAGCAGCATCAGCAGCTCCTTGTGGCCCAGGACCACCTGTAGTAGTAGCTGCACCTCTGATACCTGTATGTGTATGTCCTGGATCGGTGTACCCATGAGTATGTGCAGGGTCGTAAACTGAGTGAGCATGTCCAGGATCATTCCAGTTAAGACCATGACCATG